CTTTACAAGCTTTCTTTTGTTCATCTGTAGTCTTTTTACTATAAGCTACAATGTCCATAAAGAATATGAAACCTTCTTGTTCTACATCCAATTGCAATCTACTAGATTTGACTTCTACATCGACTTGTTCAACCTTCTTAACTATTTGTTTTACAGGCTTTGGTACTTCAACCTTCTTTTCTTCTTTCTTTTCCACAACCGGCATATTCTTTAACTTTAAGAAATCTTTCCAGTTAATTTTCTTTACGGGTACATCTTTCTTTTTTGGTTCTTTTGCAGTTTGTTCTTCTTCATGTTTCTTTATTGCTGCTTCTTCTCGTTCACGCTTTTCAATAAACAAAGCTATTTGTTTCTTTACTTCATCTGTAATATAAATGGTTATATCTTTACCACCACCGCCTGTATCATGTTTCTTCTTTCTTTGAGCACCTTTGGTTTGTAAATAAGTTTGCATTTCTACATTTCCAGTCTTGAATGCAATATCTAACGGAGCAATTTCACCTTTAAAATCTGCGCCATTAACATTTGCTCCCAAATGTACCAAAAACTCCACCATATCAACATCGTTAGCGTTAACGGCATAATGTAATGGCATCCAACCATTCTTTTCATCTCTGCCATTGATTCTACCGTCTTTATCAAAGAATCCTTGTACACCCTCAAAATCACCAGTTTCTGCACAGAAATGAATACTTATACCACCCGCTGATTTAGCACCGTAATTGTTTAGTATTTTAACAATTTCACCTCTATTTGTATTGGACAATACATCAATTGGGTTGTTTTTACCCAAGAAGTCTTTCTTGTTGATATCTGCACCTTTAATGATTAGATATTCAACCAAGTGTTTTTGACCGTAATTAACAGCATAATGTAGTGCAGTCCAACCTTTACCAGCATCAACTTCATTGATATCACATCCTTTATCTAACATTTCTTCAATAGAAACGATATCACCATTCTTTGCAGCTAAATGGAAACTACTACCACTGCTGTATTTAGCACCTCTTTGTTGTAGTACTTCTACAATAGGTTTGAAACCTTTTTGTTCAGCTACATCTAGTGCGGTATTTTTGCTTGTCCAATCTTTTACGTTTGGATCAGCTCCGTGATTTAATAATAATCGAACTATTTCTATTTGATTTTCTTCTACTGCAACAACCAGTGGGGGATTGCCTGTGTCATCATCTCTCTGATTAACGTCTACTTTTTCTTTTTCTATACAATTGTAAACGTTATCGTATAGACCTCTTCTGATGTGGGTAAAAATGTTAATAGCCATGGTTCAATTAGTAAATTATTCTTTTTTGAAACGAGACAAATCTAATTGAGGTAGAGGCTTTTCTATATTTAGACTTGCAAGTCGTTCGTTTTGAATAACTAATTTACTACCACCGGCAACTTTACCATCTACTATGTCATATATAAAAAAGACTGTTTTTGTTAAACCCACACGAACAATTCTGCCGGGTTTACCATCAACATATACAACGTCGTCTTCTTTATAATCACTTCCGATAAACATGAAAAGTGCAGATGCCAACTTTTCAATACTTGATTTGAATATCAGAATTACTAAACCGGCTAAAAACATCCAGACATATTTGCCTGTCATATCTTGCGCAGTTGACTCTAATACCTGTTGAGAAATTACGTGTGCTGTATTTGTGTCCATAATTGTATTTAGTTTATTAACATATAACATTCGTTAACAATCCAAAACAATTATATAATAAATATACTATATAATTTACTTAATCCACTTTTGTTCTTTTAGAATATCATCAATCAATTCTTTTTCGGAACTGTCCATTTCTTTATCAAATCTCTTTAATACTTCGGTTAATGGATATACTCTGTCAGGAGACTCTTTTTGCTTTTCTTTTAGTTCTTGGATTACATCAACTATTTTAACAAGAGGAGACTTAAACTCATCAACTTTATCTTTTGATGCAAAATTAGCTAATTCAAATGCATGTGGAGTTAATGCTTTTACCAAACTTAATAGTCCGGATCCAATCATATTGAATATACTAAATGCTGCACCGGCGGCTGGATGTATTGTTGATAATATTCTAAGTACAACAAATACTATAACAAATATGATAATTGCGGTCATTGCACTAATAAAAAACTTCTTTAAACCCCAAAATACTGCATTTAATCCAAACATACCACTCATAGCATCAAGGGTAGCCTTGCTTTGATCAGCTTCTTTTGCAATTTCTTTTGCTTTATCAGTCATTTGCCACAATTCATCGTCGTACTTTTCTTTCAAAGCAGACTTTTCTTTTTGTAGTTTGTTTATGATTTCATCGCGTTGCGACAATAACTGATCACCTTTCTTTCTTTCTTCAGCAACTTGACTATTCAATAGATCAACAGTAGCTTTGATACGTTTGATTTCATCTATATGAGGTGAACCAACTATGGAAATGACACGTTCATTTAGTGCTTTAGCAGTATCAACTTGTATGGGTGCGTTGGTTACTTGACTCAAAGAGTGTTGAATACCTATAGATAAAGACGATGTTTGTACTCGTTTACTCTTTTCTACTTTTTCTAATTCTACCATTGTATTATCTACTTTGGCTTCTTGTTTAGCAACTGCATCTTGTGCCGCCGTAACTTGTTTTGCTGGTTTAACTTCGGATGAAATACAACCGGTTAATATTAGAATCACGATTGTATAATACAGTTGTTTTTTATAGTTCATATAATATAAATATTACTTTTTATAATTAAATCAATATTTATCAATATGATTAAATTAGGTGATTTGATGGACAATCAAGAGCTATGTAGTATGGCTCTTATCCAAAACGTGGTTATAAGCACAAATCTCAAGTATCATCTTGAAAAACAAATACCACTAAGTGAAAATATTTTTAGAACTTATAGCGATAGTTACTTTGAGTTGTTGGAAGAAGTTCGTACTTTGTATTATAAAAACCAAATTGAATTATGTGATTCAGACGCTGAATTGGTGGAAAGTGATCTTGGTAAAAAAGAACTCTTCGAAGGTAGAGAAGTTTATTTGGATGCACCTATTGAAGTAGAAGAAGATCTACTAATGGAACTTAAGCATAGAGGACGCACTGTTAATTTAAGTAGACCATTTAGAACACCCGGCGGTCCTAAAAAATATGCTGTATATGTTAAATCTAAGAATGGCAAAGTTAAAAAAGTAACATTTGGAGATCCAAATATGAGAAGCAGAGCTAGTAGCAAGGCTCGTCGTAAGAGTTTTGCAGCTAGACACAGATGTAGTCAAAAGAAAGATAGAACAACGGCTGGATATTGGAGTTGTAGAAGTCACAGAATGAGATCGTTGGGTAATAAAGGTAAAGGTAAATACTGGTAATGAGCCTGCCGTTTATAGAAAAATCAGTAGGTAACAATCAGTATATAAGAGAATTTAGTTCTGATGTAGACACTCACGAACTGGAATGGCATATAGATCGTGAAGACAGAACAATTGAAGTTATAGAAAATAACAATTGGCACTTTCAATTAGATAATAATTTACCACAATTACTTAAAGAAACAATATTTATACCTAAGGAAACGTATCACCGTGTAATAAAAGGTACGGGTAATTTAAAAGTAAGAATAACAAAACATATATGAAACTTATAGATTTATTAACAGAAGCAAAGATGTATGAAGGTTTAGGACTACCAGCATCATCCATACAGTCATTGGATTCGTTTGTTGCGCAAGAGTTAGATGAAGCTGATATGTTGGGAGCAGGTACTTCAGAAATACCATCAGACGAATTACAAGGTTATTTGGATAGATCTGCTGGTCAGCCTGATGTTTACAAGAAAACGGGATTGCCTAAATTGGATAAAAAGGGTAGACAAAAGTATGTTACTACAAAAAATCCAACTGATAAATTTAAGTATCCATATGTACATCCAAAACTTGCAAGGGAAATACAAATCGTCGATCCATCTGGTCGTAGATTTGATTTAGACAAACTAAAAACTCACATTACAACACGTCCTGATAAAATTTTAAAACAAAATGAAAAAATTTCACATAGTGGTGGTGAAAGTACTCAGTTTTATAATATAGGATTGCCAGCTTTACAAGGTCTAGGATATGATGAAAAGAATCAAAAATTTGTTATCATAAATACATGTCCTGGTGCAGGCGCATGTAAAGTTTATTGTTATGCTAAAAAAGGCGGTTATGTACAATATATGCCTGTTAACACTTCACAAACGCGACAACTTAACTTTTTGTTGAACGATCCAGATGGTTATAAAAACATGTTAGCAAATGAAATTCGTGAAGCTGTAAATAAAAACAATAAGAAAAATGTAAAAACAGTAATTAGATGGCACGATTCAGGAGATTTCTTTAGTCCTGATTACTTGAACTTAGCATATAGTGTTGCAAAAATGTTTCCAACTGTAGACTTTTATGCTTATACTAAAATGGCAGATGTGGCTAAAGGTAATAAACCAATCAATTTTAAAATGAATTTTAGTGCGGGTGCAAAGCCTGAACAAGAAAAACAAGTTGATTTACAGACCACTAAACACTCAACAGTTGTTCCAAAACAAATGTTTGCTGATTTGGTTGATAGAGAAGAAGTTCCAGATCCAGACAAGCCAACTAAAACAATTAAAAAGTTGGTGTATAAATCTCCAGCCGCTATTAAGATCTTAAAGAAAAAATTAGCATTGAAGTATAACGTCGATGAAGATAGTGTTATTACCTACGACGAAATGATGAATATTCCTGTAGGCGATAAACCAAAATGGAATGTCATCGTTAAACCAGGTGACGGCGATGATAGTGCAAATAGAGCAGATGTTATAGGTACTTGGCTACTAATTCACTAATTTAGTTGTATTATCTCGACTTAGAGATATTTATAATTAATGAGTGATAATATAAAGAAGTATTTGTATCTGATGGTTAAAACCCATTCCGTGACCGGAATGAGATATCTTTGTAAGAGAGTTACTACTAGTGATTCCAAAGCTATTTCGTATAATGGATCAGGAAAATACTGGAAACGTCATTTAAAAGTTCACGGAAAACATATAAATACTGAAATAGTTGCTAAATATGAATTGGATAAAATAAATGAATTTAGTACTTTGTGCATTGAGTATAGCGTTAAACACAACATCGTTAACAGCGACAAATGGGCAAATTTAATTGAAGAAAACGGATTATCAGGAGCAGTAGTTGGTGAGAACAATCCTAGTAAAAATCCAGACGTTAATAGTAAAAGAAGTAAATCTTTAATAGGCAAATACGTAGGAGAATTTTCTAATTTTTATGGAAGAAAACACACTGAAGAAACAAAGGAAAAAATAAGCATTGCAAATCGTGGAGATAACAATGTAATGAGAAGAAATAAAATTGCTCTGGAAAAAATGATTTTTGCAAAAAATAAACCAGAAAATAAAGAAAAACAAAGATTAATTGCGATTGAGGTCAATAATAGACCGGAAGTAAAAGAAAAAATTAGAAAATCAAAATTGGGATTAAACAATCCATCCGCAGATAAAAATATTTATACTCTTAAACATAAATTTAACGGATATATTATTAATGGTACACGATTTGACTTAATTGAACAAATGAAAAAATTAAACAGTAATGACTCAAATATTAATATTTTGACAAGTGGGGATATTGGCTATTTTCTAAAGAAAGATAGAGTTGTAAAAAATGTGAAAGGATGGACTAAAATATGAGCGCTGGACTTGACCAAGATCGGGTAAGATGGCCTGGGAGTGGTAGCAGTGTTACCACTGGAAGCGTACCATTTGGTTATTATCTGGGTGAATCATGTGCTGCTGGAGAAACTACATTTGAAAATGATTGTAGTGGCAGCGCTATGTGGGCAGCAAAACGTCTAGGATATCCTATCATTGATATCGAAATGATCGATGTCAATTTCTACGCATGTTTTGAAGAAGCAACACTTGAATATAACCGTGTAATCAACGAATTTAATATTGTAAACAATCTTGTTAGTTTACAAGGATTGCCACAGAACAAATATGATAATTTGACTGGGTTGGCTATGAAGAGTACGGGTTTGCCATTTGTTGTACAACTAAGCAAACAATATGGTGCAGAAGCACTTGTTGGTGGTGAATACGAAGTAAAACGTAACTATATCAGTATAACAGGCAGTGCTGCTCCAGCTAACACAAATCAAGTATATGACCTAAATGTGTTGATAGGAAAAGATATTGAGCACTTAACAGGTTCTCGTATTGAAGTGAAGAGAGTTTTCCATCAAAGACCGCCAGCAATTGCTCGTATTTATGATCCATTTAGTATGACCGGTATGAGTTATAGTAACGTACTAAGTGAAATGGGTTTCAGTGCATATAGTCCGGCTACACAATTCTTGATGACTCCAATCTTTGAAGACTTGGAACGTGTACAAGCAATTGAGTTCAACGATATGGTTCGTAAGAGTAGTTACAGTTTCGAAATTCTTGGTAACAACAAATTGAGAATATTTCCAATTCCAACCGACAGTTTTAAACTTTACATCGACTACATTGTTGAAAGTGAACGTGATATCACAAACTTCTACAGTGGATCTCGTTATGAATATATCAGTGATCCTAGCGATGTGCCTTACGAATATTGTACATATTGTAAGATAAATCAACCAGGCAAACAATGGATCAAGAAGTATTTCTTAGCATTATGTAAAGAAACTTTGGGTCGTATTCTTCAAAAATATACAACCGTGCCAATTCCTGGTGGTGAAGTAACTCTTGACGGTGCAGAATTACGTGCTGAAGCCAAGGAGGAAAAAGATACTTTACTTGAAAAATTGAGAGATATGTTGGAAAAAACTCTTCGTGTAAATCAATTGGAGAATAAAGGTAAGGAAACTGAAGAGATGAATAAAATGTTATCAAAAGTTCCATTACACATTTACATTGGATAATTTATGGCAGCACCAACCACACCACAGTATCCAAAACAAAATCCAGCGTTTCCACAATATTGGACATCTGGACGAAAAGATATTGGTATATACAACCCAAATTATTCGCCGGGTAGATATTTTTCTCCAAGAGATATCAACATGTTGAGTTCATTAAATGCTGAATTGATGGGTGATATTATAGAAAATGTTGTACAAGTATTTAAGATTGCTACTTATGAAACTGTAGTAAATATCTATGGTGAAAGTAGTAGTGAAAAAGGCAAGGTGTTTTATCCGGGTATCAATTTGACCGCCTTGATTCAACGTGAAGATATATCTGCCGACGGATCACAAGGATATGGACCTGATAGAAAACAAGATATTGTTTATCGATTCAGAGAACGTGACTGTATCATCACGAATTTCTTTCCAGAAATCGGAGATTTGGTACTTTATAACGAACGTTATTATGAAATTGATAACGTAGTTCAAGAACAATTTTTAGGCGGTCATCCAGATAAGTCTTGGAGTTTAATTGTTAATACTCACTATACAAGACTAAGCAAGTTAAATCTAGTAGAAAGACAAACATAATTATGGCGTGGGGACCAAACAATGTAGGTAATGCAAATAATGCTCCAAATCCAATTGAAAAAAATATAAATCAATCGGATGTAAAAAAGTATTATAATCGTGCAAATGCAGTTCGTCGTGATACAGATAAAGAAAAAAACCTAACAATTACTCTGTTAGATGTTGATACAGCTATACTTTCTACACTGGATAATCAACTGAAGTTACAGGTAAATGATAACGGAGAAACTATAAAGGTACCTGTTATCTATGGCAATCCAGAAAGATGGGTTGCTATAAAAAAGTTTGGGGCAATACGTGATAATCAAGGCAAAATATTGTTGCCTGCTATGATGATTCGTAGAAAAAGTGTGGAAAATAACAAAGAATTAGCCACGTTCAACCGTTATTTAACATATCAGACGATTTCACACTATTCAGAAAAGAATAAGTATGATCGTTTTGATATAATGACCAAAGGGTTGTTTCCTAGTAAGCCAACAAAACAAATTTATAGTGTATCATTGCCTGTTCATGTAAATATTACATACGAATGTATCATTTGGACAGATTATGTAGACCAAAACAATAAGTTGTTGGAACAAATAAACTACGCAGCTAAAGATTATTGGGGAGACCGTGAGAGATTTAAATTTAGAGCTAGAGTAGACAGTTATAGTATCGAACAAGAAGTAAACGAAGGTGAAGATCGTAACGTTAAAACAACATTCGATCTAAATGTAAATGCTTATCTGTTAAACGAAAACTATACTACAAGTATGAGTGGTATAAAAAATACCACTTCCAAGATGTTTACTGTTCGTAAAATCAAGTTGCAAGAAAATGCAATTGCTTCGGCAACTGAAATGGAAGCTATTAAGCAAAATATTAACGCGGTTCAAAATCAAGATAATAGTAACTTAAAAGACAAACCTTCAGATTATACAGATGTAACTGGTCAAGGTACTATGGAAGTAAGACCAAACATTGTTACAAACAACGATGGTTATAACAAAATTGAATCGGGTAATATTATTAAAACAATGTTTCACCCAGCTCCAAAATCTATTACTGACTATGGAGAAAATGGTTGGTTAGCATATGATGCTAAATATATTTACGTATATCAATATCCAGCGGGGTGGCTAAAAAGAGAAATATCTACATTTGATTATGATTACAGTAGCCAAACATATATCAGTGGATACGACTGTAATGGTAACCCAATATATACAACAGCTAATAATAGACCCATAAATACCGCATTTAGAATATTTCAAAGATTCCCAGATAAATTCTATCATCAAGTGCCATATCAATCTAGTGACTATGGACAAGATGGATGGATGAGTTATGACGGCAATTATTTTTATATATACAGCCAAGGCGAATGGAGAAGAATTCCAATAACTCTGTTTAATCCATAAACTACATTTTATATAAAAAATATAATGTTTTTTTAAACAGAGTTTTCCTTATATTTATAACAAATGGCAAGTTGTAATCATAGTACGTGTCCTCCAAGTGCGTGTATATTAAATAACGCAATTAAGGATTATAAGAAGGCTAGATCTAGCGTAAATGATGCTAGTTTAAAGCCATTTCTTAAAATAATAGAAGCTTTACAAGCTGAAATTAATTGTAAAGGTACAGGCAGTAATACTTACTCCACTGGTCAAGCATTTCCATGTGACAATCCATTAACAACGTGGGTTTTTAATCATAATCTAGGTAGTAAATTAGCTATTATTCAAGCTTATGACGAAAATTTTAATCAATTAATTCCAGAATTAATTGAACTAGTAGATGAAAATACGGCTATAATTACATTTTCTACACCATCGTGTGGTTACGCTGTAGCTAATAGTACACCCACAACCATATCGGGTACATCCGGTACAAGTGGAGCTGGTACAAGCGGAAGCAACGGAAGTAGCGGTACAAGTGGAAGTTCCGGCACAAGTGGCCGAGCCGCTTCAAGCGGAACAAGCGGAAGTAGTGGAACAAATGGAACAAATGGAACTAGTGGAACAAACGGAAGCAGCGGAACAAGTGGAAGTAGTGGTACATCAGGTTCAGCAGGTACAACAGGACAAAGTGGATCGGGTGGTTCTTCTGGAACAGCCGGTTCAAGTGGTACAAGTGGTTTGAGCGGTGGTTTACCCGGCACATCTGGATCAAGTGGTACCACAGGTCAAAGTGGAACAAACGGATCAAACGGTACAAGTGGAAGTAGTGGTACACAAGGTTCCGCAGGTACAAGTGGCGAATCATTATCAAGTGCAAGTAGTGGTAGCAGTGGTAGCAGTGGTACAGCTGGATCAAGTGGTACAAGTGGTACAAGCGGAAGTAGCGGTACCGCTGGATCAAGCGGTACAAGTGGTACAGTTGGTAACAGTGCAAGTAGCGGTACAGCCGGATCAAGTGGTACAAGTGGTAGTAGTGGCACAGCCGGATCAAGTGGTAATAGCGCAAGTAGTGGTACCAGTGGAAGCAGTGGTATAACAGGAAGCAGCGGCACAAGCGGTACAAGTGGAAGTAGCGGTACCAGTGGAACGGCCGGTTTAAGTACAAATGATCAAACAAGCGGATCAAGTGGCACAAGCGGTACAAACGGTACAAGTTCAGCTGGAACGTCAGGTAGTAGCAGAAGTAGCGGTACAAGCGGTACAAGTGGAAGTAGCGGTACCAGCGGTGCGGCTGGTAATAGCACAAACGATCAAACAAGCAGATCAAGCGGTACAAGCGGTACAAATGGTGTAAGTTCAGCTGGAACATCAGGAAATAGTTTAAGTAGCGGTACAAGTGGTACAAGTGGAAGTAGTGGTACCAGCGGAGCAGCTGGTAATAGCACAAATGATCAAACAAGCAGATCAAGTGGTACAAGCGGTACAAATGGTGTAAGTTCAGCTGG